CGTAAAAAATAATATTTTTGCAATACCTACCGGGTTATTAAAATAAACTGTTAAAACGGAGAAAACAAATATGTCAAATCAAGTAGAAAAGTTTGGTCTTAGACCTTACAGAAAACTAGATGGAACGCCTCTTGTTGGAGCCCAAAACAGATATACGATTGCATCAGGTTATGCATCTGCAATATTTCAAGGAGAAATGGTTGAGCCATTAGCTTCTGGAAATATCCAGAGACATGGTCCGAACACATCGGATGCTGTTGTGGGTGTTTTTAACGGATGTTTTTATACAGACCCAACTACTCAAAAGCCAACGTACAGCAACTACTATCCAGGTGGAATTGCTGCTTCTGACATCACAGCATTTATTGTTGATGATCCAGATGCAGTATTCTTAATGGATGCTGATGCAACGTTTGCAAGAGCTGATCTGTTCAAGAACTATTCTGTTACTAACACAACAGGTGTTACACAAACAGGAATGTCAAAACAACAACTTGATGTTAGTGTTTCAGGAACTGCAAGTACTTTTGCTGTACAAGCAATCGATATCTCGCAAGATCCAGAAAACTCTGACACAAGTTCTGCAAATGCGAACATTCTTGTTAGAATCAACAATCACTTCTATAGAAGTGGTACAGGCTTAGCATAAGGAGTATAGACTATGGCAATATCACGAGCACAACTAGTTAAAGAACTAGAGCCAGGTTTGAATGCTTTATTCGGCCTGGAATACAACAGATATGAGAATCAACATGCGGAGATTTTTGTAACTGAAACATCTGACAGAGCTTTTGAAGAAGAAGTAATGTTAAGCGGTTTCGCTTCTGCACCAACTAAACAAGAAGGTGCTGGAGTAGTGTTTGATACAGCAGGTGAAACTTTCACAGCTAGATACAATCACGAAACAATCGCTTTAGCGTTTTCAATCACTGAAGAAGCAATCGAAGACAACCTATATGACAGATTAGCTGCAAGATACACAAGAGCTCTTGCAAGATCTATGTCAAACACGAAGCAAGTTAAAGCTGCTAACGTACTTAACCAAGCACAGTTCGCTGCTGTTACTGGTGGAGACGGGGTACCGTTAATTTCTAACGCACACCCATTAGCAACTGGTGGAACATTTTCAAATGTTCTTACAGTAGCTGCAGACCTTAACGAAACTTCACTAGAGCAGTCGTTAATCGACATCGCTGGATTTGTAGACGAAAGAGGTCTAAGAATCGCTACTCAAGGTAGAAAGATGATAATTCCAAAAGAATTACAATTTACTGCTGAGAGATTAATGAAGTCTCCTCAGAGAACTTCAACAGCTGATAACGATATCAACGCAATCGCTTCAATGGGAATGGTACCAGAAGGATACTCAGTTAATAATTTCTTAACTGATACTGACTCGTTCTTCCTAATGACTGATGTACCTAATGGAATGAAACATTTCGTTAGATCACCAATCAAAACTGCGATTGAAGGTGACTTCGATACTGGTAACGTAAGATTTAAAGCTAGAGAAAGATATTCTTTTGGATTCTCAGATCCTAGAGCAATCTTTGGTAACGGAAACTTACCAACTAGCTAATAAATACAATTAGTATTAATTTAAAAGGGGCGGTGTTCACACTGCCCCTTTTTTTGTGTATAATAAAAAGACCTAGAAAATAAATTAATTTTGTAGACTGACTAGGCAGACGGTATAGAGACTACAAAGTTTAACCGCTATACAAGGAGAAACTATTATGGCAACAACTAACTTTTCTGGCCCAATAACGGCTGGTCAAATAAGAAATACAACAGGAACTACGCTTGGTCAAAATATAAAAAACATTGGTCAAGTTTTAATGGCTCAATCAGTAAAAGTAGATATTATTGGTGCTTCACACTTAAATCAAGTTTGTGCAGTAATTCCAGCAAATTCACAAATAGTAGATGTAATTTTAAACGTTACTACTGTTAATAATGATGGTGGTGCAGCAACTGTTTCAGTAGGAACAGTAGCGGATGGTGATGCATTTATAGCTACAGCTAATGTTAAAGCTTTAGCAACTACTCACGGTACTTTAGATACAGAAGCAACTAATGTTGGTGCAACTGACATACAAGTTCTTGCTGATTTCACAGGTGCTAACGGAGATGGTACAACTGGTGCAGCAACAGTTACTGTTTTATACATGCAGAATAATTCTGTTCAAGACGCAGTAGACTTATAATAATAAACTAGTGGCTCTCTTCGGAGAGCCACGAACTAGGAGAATTATGTTTAGAGGAGATATACAAGCTACAAGATCAACTGCTGCAGCAGGAGCTGCCGCAATTATTTCGCAGCCAATAAGATTAAAAGGTATTATAATTTCTAGTGATGGTAATGGAGCAGGTCTTTTAGAATTAACTACAACTTCAAACTCTGGTGACACTTTATTTATAGCTGATTTACCTACTGGAGATTTAGTTAATTTTTCATTTCCAGATGATGGAATTTTATTTCCAAAAGGAATTTTTTGTAAAACAAAAACAAATGTTGCAGCCTATACATTAATTACAGATAAATATTCTGGTCCCAATTTAACAGGGAGTAATGGGTAATGGGTGGTTCAAGTTTTTCATCAGACCAGTCGGTAGCACACGCAACAGCTACAGCTCAAATGGTTGCACAAAATAAAAGAGTAAGACTTACATCTATTCAAGGAAAAGGTAATAGTGCAAGTGGCTCAATTATATTTAGAAGTGGTGGTGCTACAGGAGATATTATTGCAACTTATTTATTTGGAGAAGAAGGTTTAGATATGTACTTACCTGGTAATGGAATTTTATTTTTAGATGGTGTTCACGCAACAATAGCAGGAACTGCTGGTGTAACTATAACATTTACTTAAAATGGACTTAGAATATTATTCAGATATTCTGAAATTAAAAAGAGGTGGTGATGTTCAACCACCTAAAACAAAAAAATATTTTAGATCTACTAAATCTGGTGCTGGCATGACTAAAGCTGGCGTTGCAAAATATAGAAGAGATAATCCGGGATCAAAATTAAAAACAGCAGTTACTGGTAAAGTAAAAGCTGGATCAAAAGATGCCAATCGTAGGAAGAGTTTTTGTGCTAGAAGTTTAGGACAAATGAAAAAATTTCCTAAAGCTGCTAAAGATCCAAATTCACGATTAAGACAAGCAAGGCGTAGATGGAAATGTTAGCTTATGTCTTATTTAAATGCTAATATACAACCTATATATTGTAAAATAAAAAAGGAGTTTTTATATGACCTTAAAGAACATCATGGTGAAAGTGAAGAATGTGTTATCTTCTCAATTACTAGTATATCAGGACGTGCAATCTTATTTAATATCATGTTACCAAACGGTGCGTGTTTTTGGAGATTGCCTATCTCAGCGTTTTTCCAAAAATCATATGATCGTGCCAATGTGCCAGATATGCAAGTCCACGAATTGGAATTGTGGAACTGTTTCAGCTATTGGCCTAGTGTCACTTGTTTTGATTGGTTGGATGGTTTAAAAGGAAAATTTTTAGGATTAGACAAAAAATTTTATCATGGCAAATATTTATTTACCATTGACTGGGCTCATCCAGATACTAATATATTGGATGTCGAACATTCTGAAATTCCTCAAGAACATAAGTGTGCACATATATTGGAGCTTGATAACGGTAATTATGCAGCTCAGCCTAATAATCGTATTTTGTGGCACTGTAATAGTTATACTACTGATAACAGTTGGCCTGACTATTCAGTACAAAGTACGTATTGGGATGCAGAAGACCCTAGCATGGTTACAGAAGATTCTAATAAAATGTTTTACGATATGGAAAAAGTAAAAGACGAAAAAAGAACATATGAGTCTTATAAAGATTATGCTCAAGATATGTCTTATGAAAATAATGGTAAAAAATGATTGATAAAATAATTTATAAAATATTAGGCTATCTAGACAATCTGATACAAAGAATAGATAATATAGTTATAAATAAACCTAAAAAAAAGAAAAAATGAATTTAGCAGATTTATTAAAAAAGAATTTTGTATTAGTACCTGTTGTTGCATCTGTATTGGTTGGAACATTTACTGGTGTTAGATACATTGTTAATTTAACAGACACTATCAATACTAATCAACAAGAAATTGTAGATCTTAAAAGAGATTTAAAAGTTGCAGAAGATAAAATTGTAGATCAAAATACAAGACTAACTTCTGCGGAGTCTACTTGGCAGATGGCAGAAAATTTATACAGACAACTAGCAGATCAAGTTAGAGAGCACGACTATGATATTAAGGATTTAAACAGGTAATGTATGGAGGTTCTCAGGATGAATTATTATTTTACAGGATTACTTGTTTTAGCTCTTACAATATTAGCTTTTTTGGTAGAACCTGCATATCCTAAAAACGAATATCTTAATGAGTATGGTGTAAGATGTGGTGAAATGGAAGTAAGCACAGAACAAAGAGATACTGATTATAATTATAGTGAGAGTAGTACAAACGAACAACAGTATTTAAGATTCACATACAGAAAATATTTAGGAACAGACTGTAAAACTTCAAAAGAAAATGTACAAATTAAACAACAGTTAGAGTTAATGAAGATGTGTGGTAGGGTTAATAGTAATCCAAGTCTTGCACAGAACGAAAATTTTAGATTGTTAGTTTCTAAATGTAGAGGTGTAACTCCTGCAAGAGATAATACTAGACCAACTGATTCAAAAAGTTTGTGGGATGATATGAAAGATGAATATAAAAAAGAAAACCCAGAAATCAATTTAATGGGAGATAAGTTCATAAAATCAAAGAAGAGTAAGTTGAAAATACCACCAAAAGACTTTATACTACCATTACCAAAACCAAAGATAGATGAACAATAAA